GCCGTTTCCTGTTCGAACTTAAGACGCTCACGTTCAGACTGATACCAGGCTTTGCGCTCATGCGCGTCCATTTCGCCTTCTGCAACCGGCGGTGGTAATGCCAGAAATGCCGACACAATATCAACCACCCGATAAAGCTTGAGGTTGCTTTCATGCCCCCCTGCAACGGGTAGATTTTGCAGCCTTGCCGCAGCAGTCTGGCGATGTACACCTGACAGTGCCGCCAGTTGACTGATATTCAGCGTCAGATTTTTTAACTCTCGATCCATACCCGCTCCAGAATGTTTTAAACATGCATCTTGCGAACAACTTTAGGCAAACGGTGTTAGTGATGAACAAAAAACAATCAAAATCGACACCATAAAAATAAAACCACTGTAATATCAATCTATTACAGTGGTGGTGATGACGAATGAAATTTCAAAAACTAGCCTTTTTCCGCGACGCTCCCGCCCCGTGGCAGGCCACCCCACCGGAAGGACCCGCCAAAATGAGAGTGATTATCACCATTGCTGATGAATAAATTGATGAAAATCATTGAAACGCCTTTCAGCAAGATAACGGCGACGGTCGTTGTTGAACTCCGTAGCTCTGCTACTAAGGTTAAAAGCATGGCCATCTTTTGCCACCGGCAAATCTTCAATGGATTTCCCCTGCCGGTTTTTTATTCCTCACATTATCGCAGCCCCTCAGTGAAGGGCTGCTGTAATGCCTGCTCTTACTCAGTAACGACCGCGCCTTCCGGTAATTTCATACCGGCAAATACCGGACAGCCCGGGGATCGTTATCTGCAGCTGGTTAGCCCGGGAGTTAATCTCAGCGACCAACACTGGCTTCGTATAGCGCCATGCCGCCAGCCCTTGTCCACAGAAGCTCGCCATATCTTTTTTCTGATCAAACTCATGACACTTCATATTGAGCTGCGCACTTAAGCTGTTGCGATGCTGAAGTTCTCCGGTGAAGTAGTCATCCAGGACTTTATAGGCTGCATATTTAAATCCGGGGTTTAGCCATGCTGCATAATCATAAGCAACAAACTTCCCGCCATATGTTCCACCGTGTACACCGCGCTCAGTAAAAACCACAGATTCGTGTTTTTTCTCCAGCTACTTAATGCGCTGGGTGCGGATATATTCCTGCGCCCCTTCCAGTTGCTTCTGCATCGTCATCAACCGTTCTCTGAGGGTGAAATAATCCCGTTCAGCGGTGTCTGCCAGTCGGGGGCTGGTTGCATTATCCATGCTGGTGGGTCCGGTGGCTTCACGCACGGCTGCGGAGCAACTGGCATTGACCCGCAGGCGCTTACGACCAGCGGCAACATCAGCGCGCAGAGTTTCATTTTCAGTTTTCGCATCGGCTAACTCCTTCGTGTATTTTGCATCGATCGCAGCAACATCACGCTGACGCTGCTGCATGTCAGCGATGGTGGCGGTCGCCTGCTTCAGCTCACTGACTTTTTTATCACGCTGTTCTTTGTAGGCGATGGCGTTATCACGGTAATGATTGACCGCCCACGACAGGCAGACGATGATGCAGATAACCAGAGCGGAGATAATCGCGGTTACTCTGCTCATTGTTGCCCCCACAAACAGACTTCACGCTCAATCTCACGACGAGTCATCAGGCCTTTCCATTGCTTACCGCCAGCGTATGTCCAGCGACGTAGCTGGTCACATGCGCCTTTGATATCGCCCTGGTTTATTTTGCGAAGAAGCGTCGATGTTCTGAAATTGCCAGCACCCACGTTGTAGACAAACGAGTAAAGAGCGCCGCGCGTTGTTTCCGGTATATCGACTTTGATGTACGGGTTAATTTGTCTGGCGACCGTGGCAAGGTCTTTATTCAGGAGGGCTTTGCATTCTGCTTCGGTATACGTTTTACCTAGCATGATGTCTTTTCCGGTGTGTCCGTGACATACAGTCCATACGCCAACGATATCTTTGTATGGTATGTAGCTGACACCTTCCAGGCCATCGTCACCACTTGGGCCAGTGATTAACACTGATGCTATAGCAATTGCTCCGCCACCAATAGCAGCAGCAACGGCTTTTCGTAATGATGGAGGCATTATTCACCTCTCGCAGCCTTTCTTCTGTCTTCTCTGATTTTGAAGTACAGATTTGTCAGATAGGTGAGAAAGCCCAACACAAGGCTTCCAAGCACCCCAATCGCAGCCCACTGTGATGGACTGACCTGATCCAACCACTGCAAAAACCAGTATCCCGCACTACCAGCGGATGTTCCGTAGGCAATGCCAGTTGAGATTTTGTCCATTGATTTCATAGCAACGCCTCCGCAAGTAACGGATTGCGTAGTTCTTATATTGGGAAGGGAGAAAAAGAAGACCGCAGCATAACTATCACTGATAAATTCAGGATAGCCAGTGGCTACGGCTCAGTTATGGTGCTGGTTAACGGACTTGAACCGCTACCCATTCGCTTACAAGGCGACTGCTCTACCATTGGAGCTAAACCAGCATGTTTGGCGGGACAGCGTGGACTCGAACCACGATAAGAAGGTTAACAGCCTTCCGTAATGACCTTTATACGACTGACCCAAATAAAAAAAGCCACCGTTGCAACTTAAGAGTCACTAACGGCAGCTTACCTTCTAATTATGGCTAAATGGCTAATTGCATGTCAAGGCTTTTAACAGCAACATGCTTAACTTTCTCAACACGTTTACGCATTTTGAAAGCATTTTGCATTGGCTGGTATAAAACAAATAATGACGCTTTCAGGATGTCGTCAATTTCGTTTCTACAGGTTGCCAGTGAAGGTTTTCTCCATCCCTCGCCACCACGTCCACACATCTTGCGTGGCTTTGCAGTCGCGTGATAGTAGGATGCAATTGCTCGCTTAGATGAACCATGAGCGTAGTAGCTGAGGAGGATGCCAAAGGCTTTCTTGTCAATGTACATGACGGAATCGACGACCTGAGAAATCAACATTCCATCATCATCATTGCACATTGGCCTTGTCATAACTCTTCCCGGCTCTACGCTCTCCATGAACTTCGCTATTACGCTGCTCATGCGCTTTTCCAGACGACCTGAATAAACCCATGCGCCCCACAGTTCAAGCCAGCCATTCAGCCACTCATGCTGTTCTTTGGTGAGGTTTAGTTCTCTTATGCCCACGCGCCTTCTCCCTGTACCTGAATCAATGTGAGATTTCCGCAGAACACTGCGCCGGTATCGATATACATCTGGTTGGAAAACTTGAGTGGTTTCACTGCTGGCGTATGACCAAAGATGAACGTGTCCGCGCCTTTGATTTCTTTCACGATCCCGTCTTGTGAGTTGCTGATTCGTTCGCGGTTCCAGATTACCTGCTGATGATCAACTGGCTTTCCAAACTCGTATTCGTCACAAGGATAATCGGCGTGGCAGATGACATATTTTTTACCTTTACTCAACAGTTCGATGATTAACGGAAGTTCATCTGCTTTATGGGCAAGAGCTTTAGCCAGAATTTCTTTGTCGTAATCGAGATTAGAGAACCAGCCACCGCCATTAAGCATCCAGTGATTGACGTTTCCGCGCTCTGATAAGCCATCAATCATCATTTGCTCATGGTTTCCACGTACAGCTCTGAACCAGGGGAATGTGATTAATTCCAGGCATTCGACGTTCTCTGCACCGCGATCGACCAAATCGCCAACCGAGATAAGCAGGTCTTTTTTGGTGTCGAATCCTATCGTCTCCAGTTTTTTCATCAGGTTCGTGTAGCATCCGTGCAGATCGCCAACTACCCAAATATTTCGGTATTTGCTGCCATCAATTCTTTCGTAATAGCGCATCTCTTTCACTCCATCCGCGATGAACCATAAGAACGTCGTTGACGATGGCGTGCATTTTCCCGTCTTTATCATCAACGTATTTTCTGACCGTGCCGCGACTACATTTCAGTCTGCGTGCTACTTCTGTCTGGTTTCCGTATGCTTCAACGAGCATGTCTGGAATGGTTTTTACTGAGAACGTCATGCGGCCTCCAGTAGCTCTGTAATCATTGGCAAACTGCCGCATGTTTCAGTCACAACCAACAAAAGCATTCCACCTTTAATCGCCTGATAGCGAATGACGCGCATATCGTCTATCTGACCGTCATCCAGCCAGAAGCCCGCACTGGTGAGTGCGTCAAAAACGGCTTTTGGCAGATTGTCCAAATCTCGTTTGCGGTTATCGGGAGGTGCTGCGTGGATGGTTATTCTGATGCGAGGTGTGATTTTGATGTCTAGCTGTTGTTGCTGGATTAATTCGATTACTTCTTCTTGGTATCTCTTACCCCAGTCGCTGATGTAGTGGATCCCTCTTGAGTGTCGCCAATATCGGTTGTTTGAAGGAGGCCACGGCAATTTTATTCGGTAGGTTTTCATGACTTAATCTTCCCCTCCTTCAGCAGTATCGCCTGCGTCCTGATCACGCCTTCGAGGTGGTAAAGTCTGGCGTCTTTGTTGTCGAGATTATGGGTGCGTCGGTCGATTTCATCGTGACACGCGCTACAAGCCCATGCGCCGATCAGGTCGTCAGGCTTCATTCCCGTTCCGCAAATTCCAGCCATCCGGTAATGTGCCAGAACTGTAGTTTCAGGGTTGCCATTGCATACGCCGTAAATACGTACCTGACATTCTCTGCCGCGCGCTTCTTTGCGTAGGTTAGCCATTAAGCAGCCTCCCCTGTTACTTTCAGCATTCCGTTATCGAGCAGCTTTCTGGTCAGCCACTGTTGACCACGCCCGGTGATTTTTGTGGTGAACGATATCTGTATTCCGTGATTTGTGTTGACCGCTGTTTCTTTCACTGTGAAATAGCCGCGATCCATATATTCCTGCATTGGCACATTGCGCCGGGAACCTGAAGCAATAAGGATTTTGTGATCGCGCATCCACGCAAACAGTTTGTTCGGACCAATACCAACAACCTTTGCAAAGTTTCCAATCAAAATTCCGCTGGCCTCGCCAACGCGATCGGCAAACTCAACTTTAGGTGCGGCAATTGCGAGCTGGTTTTCCAGTTGCATTTTCTGCTCAGCAAGATCAGCAGCAAGGCGCAACGCTTCTGGTAGCGTTTTGGGGATATTAACCGCAGCTTCTTCAAGCTCTCGCCAACGGTCAACAAGACGAGCGGTGAACTCTGGCGACAACTGGGCAACAACAACAATACTATCTCGCTTACCTTGTTCGCCTTCGAAGACGTAATGCTCGTACTGAACATTGAACCCTAAGTTATTGATTCTTTCGGAAACCTCAATTTGAGGAAGCCGGATAACACCATTTTTAGCCAGCGTTTCGATGGTACGTTTCACATTGTCATGACGCTTACCTGTAAGCTCAGCGATTTCAATGCTAGTCATTTTGATGACATTGCTATTTATCAGCTCGTTCATTGTCATGTCCTCTCATATTGAAAATTCACCAATAAAAAACCCAGCCGAAGCTGGGTTTGTTAAGTTGTCAATTGTCAGTAGCGATGCAGTGAAGGAGGTAATTCTTTGTTCTTAAGCCTTATCCATGCGGAAAGATTTGTTGGTCCGTCTGGCTCATTGATATCAACATCTCGTGTGTGGTTGATTAAAACATCTCTCGCCATTCCAATAACATACGAGAACTCATGACCGTAGTCGTAGCATCTGCCGGAATAGTTCGATTGAATTTGTTTTAATGCCGGATACAGTTCGCGGAATAATGCCTGTGAGCGGTTGGCATAATCCCATAACCATACAAGGCTGTTTGCTTCTTTTGCGGAAAGCTCGTTGGTGCTCTTCTCTTGTTTGCCAGTATTTTTCTTGCACTGCCTGAAATAGCAGTCTTCCAGTTTTTCGAACACATCCCACGCCTGATCGGTTTCGAGCATTTTGGCGTGACGGGCTGCGCCTCGTTCTGTCCAGAGGATGAGGGAGCGGGTTTTGGGAGAGATGTGATTTTGTGACTTACTTAAAGTAAGTCGCAAATTTTTTAATTCTTCACCCACTGCTTTAAAAAAGTGCTTTCCTTCGACAAAACGCTCTTTATTTCTGGTGAAGTTAACCTGGATATTCAGAATTTCTGTGTCATAAAGCTGCGCCAAAAGTTCGGTGGTGATAACAGGAATCTGGTTATGGGTGATCGGGGAGAGAGTTTCAACAGAGATTTGAGTTGTCATAATGACGCCCTCGAGTGGTTTCTAAATAACTCACCACCGACGACGCCAATCGTCTGGTGGTGAACTGCGCAGGGTTGGCGTAACCGGGAAACCGACCGGCGCGGATCTCTCCGCCCCCACACAGCCCACCATAATTCAGATGTGCGCGTGCATTCGACAATAAAAAAACACGCTCGCGGCGTGTGTCTGTCGCGGTCTCTATCCGGGACGCCAATCCCGACGCCAGATTTTGCTGGCGTGCTGGGAATATAGCCCCGGATAAATCATCGCGTCAATCCCCTTATTTCCTCGCACGATATCTTAGCCACCGGATATCCCACAGGTGAGCTGTGTAATTGAAGGTTTTTACGTCAGATTCTTTTGGGATTGGCTTGCGTTTATTTCTGGAGCGTTTCGTTGGAAGGTATTTGCAGTTTTCGCAGATTATGTCGGTGATACTTCGTCGCTGTCGTCTCATGCCGCCCTCCTGACGCCCTGCCCGATCGCCATCAATGCCGCTTTGGATACGGTAGTAAACATTCGTCGAGGACTGATGAACGGTCGCCAAATCAGCAGCATGGAGCCTTTGCTGTTTCCCTTCTTCTCCAGCCCTGTCGATGGTTCGATAAAATTAATCCGTCCATCAGTGATGATGCGAACTTCGTCAACACTCTCCAGAGCCTTGCTGAACCATCCGACTGACATATCCTCTGGCACAAGCATCACTACCGTCTGTCGCTGTTGTATGCACTGCTCAGCGGCTTTTTCCACCCACGGCCTGATATTGCTGTACGGTGGGTTATTCCAGATTGCACCGTGGCTTATCCACTCAGAATTTAGCGCGTCGTCGGCCTCAGTTAACCAGTGAGCGCACAGAGCATTTTTGTCGCTCGCTGCCGAATCCAGCCAGAATCCAAACTCAATATCCAGTGCATCAAAAAGCCAAAGCGGCGTTTGCCAGCAGTCCTTGTCGTGTGATGGCGTATTTGATTTGATAGTCATGCAGCTCTCCCTTTTCGTTGTGACCATTCATACTCTCGCCAGGAGTCATCACTCCACCGCACGTTGCGCTCTGAGCCGAACCAGAACATGATTTCGATAAGCTCAGTCATGCTGGCCTTCCGCATTTTGCTGGTACGCACGCCAAGCATGACAACGCCACCGTCGATACCAGGCACACTTCGTTGCTCCAGTTTTTTGGTCTTAAGCCACAGGGCAGTGAACAGGTCTTTCCAGTCTTCCGGCGCCAGCCGTTGACCATGCCATAGCACCTGACGCGAAACATCGTTCAGCATCGGCCACATGCGGTCATTCTGCGCTTTGCTGCGCTTGGGTTCTTTAACGTGGACTTCGTGGGGTGACTTGTCGTCGATGGGTAGTGAGAGAATGGCGTCTATAGCGTTATTTCTGATTGCTTCGTTGCGAAGCAGAAAGGTTTGCTTCATCTCCTGCTCTCCGGTTCCATTTTTCAGCCGCCGCAGCAACTGATGGTGCCCATGCCCCCCTGGCTTCACAGAGGTCACATTCTGCATAGCCCCACACATCAATATTTATTCCGGCCTCAACCCACAGACGAGCATTACCGCCGCAAAACGGACATTCTTTTAGCTTTGGCTGGGTTAATGATAGGTCGCTCATGCTCACTCCTTCACTTAAAATCCAGACTCCGGATAATTCTGTTGCGCTGAAACTCATTGTTGAGTTTGAACAACCGTCGAAGAACACGGTCACGCGGATAGCGTCGTGCGGCAGGTGAATGCTCATACAACTCATCAAGCGGCAAACTGGACGATGAACGATACCGATACCAACGCACCAACTCTTCACGAAAATTAGCCCTGACAAGCTCAGCTATCGTACTCATTTCTTAAAACCTCCTCAAACGCATTCTGACGCATTTTTCATTCTCGCTGCTTATCGGCATGCCTTGCACGTGCTTACCTCACCACAGAGCGATTGTGATGCCTTAAAAGCGATTTATTGAAGTGATATTTGCTTAATCGAAATTCTTTTCTTTGATTCCTGCGGCCCTGATGGCTTTCATTACTGCAATTACCGTTTTGTCACGCCCACCCTCATAACCCATCGCATAAGCACCTTCTTCACCATCTTTCCAAAGGTCGTCATTCGATTCGGGCCAGTCGATATCCAGTTCAATAGCAGAGCGCGATGCCTGCCATATCACCCAGGCAAACTCTTTTAATTCATCGTCTCCCGTGAACTGGCTTTTGTCTTTTGACCACCAGTTTTCAAACTGTCGGTAGCTATCGTTCACTTCCCTCTCCCCCAAATAAAAAGGCCTGCGATTACCAGCAGGCCTGTCATTAGCTC